ATCAATAGCCACGCCGCCGCCCTGCCAAAGCAATTCGTGCTCCATTTCCACCATTGACCAGCGGTTCGTGGTGGTGTCGAAGATTGCAATCTTGTTGGGACGGCCCGCAGTGTTGCCCGCTCCGGGATAGCTGAAAAACACGCGCCCGGACAGAGGGTCATCCGTTGCGGAAACCCGGTTAAGATTGCCCGTGTCGATATCCGCCAGGACCGTCTCGTCGACCTTGTTCGCGCCGATATATTCCGCCGAAGTGCCGTCCGTGAGCGCAACAAACCCGCGCTGCGAGAGGAAAAACACTTGCCGCCCGCGCCGCACCATGCCGCCAGATGCAAGCAACCCTATCCCCGGTAGGACCTCGGGCAGTTCGAACACGGTAGGCGACCCGACATACTGCATACGGCGAATTGACGTTTCCTGAAAGATAACCCCGAACTCACCGCCCGCAATGCGCTGGATAGCACCGCCCGTTCGCAGGTCCGTAAAGTCCGACTGCGTGGACGCACTAACCGTGTATGTTGTCTCATCGCCGAACCCTGACCACCGCAATCTGTCAGACACGGCACCGTCAGTGCCGTCGAACGTATTGCCGAGCACAACGAAGTCGCCCACCACTGCAATATGACGGGCCTTCACCGCCGTCGTCAGGTCGGTGAAATTCGCACCGCCCATTGTCATTTGTTGCGGGTTATCCGTGTAGTTTACGGCGAGCACCTTGTTCGCCCACTTCACGAATTCCCACCGCTCAGTCGCCCCCGTTGTATAGGCCCCGCCGGTGTTCGTAACATCAGCCCATTCGGACGCCGATAATTCGTAAATCTTCGTTGCGTCGCCCGCATACGAATGAGCGGTCCCGCTGTAATCCTTCGCTCTGATAGCGCCCCTCGGTCGCGCGGTGAGCGCGTTCGTAATCGCCGCCCATGACGGCACGGGCGCAAACCCAGTGGCGGACGGAAAGGCGTTCTTTGCCGTTATCACGCCGGGGTTCCCAAGCGACGGCAGGTCGGGCAAATACTCGTTGAACGGGATTATGGGCATGTGCCGACAACCCGCGTTGCAAGGCCGGACCCGTGGCGCGACCGCCTGTCAGACAACAGCAGCGCGTCGAGCGATGCGTTATAAAGTGAATTCCACGTGCTAACCCGTGCGTCCTCCGATAGCCACGACGCGGACGTGACAAGCGCACCGTAAAAATAACACCCAGGCGCACGGGTCAACAATGCGTTGGACGTGTTCGAATCCGACAGTGCAGTCAGCGACCCATAATAGACCATCTCCACAGTGAGCGGCGAGGCGTCCGCTATATCTACGTCGAACTCGATTTCCTCGTGTATGGAGAAATACGCCGGAATGCCGTCAATAGCCTGCCTGTACCGGGTGAGTGTTACAAGATCGACCTGCTGCGGCATGGCCACCGGGTCACTCAATATCCGCAGCATTTCCATTTCCAGGAAGTCACCCGGCAATGCCACATACCGCGTTGACGCGGACGCCTGCGAGCGTTTGATCATCCCGCGAAAGCGAATTTCTTCCTTGTGCCGCGCTTCGGCAAGGTCGATAAAATCATCCACCTTTGACGTAAGGTCGTCGCGGTCAAGCTCATCAATAATGGCCGATTTCAGATTATTGTACGTATCGAATGCCATCGGTTATTGCTCCGTCCAGCCGGGTGAAACTTCGCTTTGTGCCGACCATGCCCCGGTGTCTTCTGATTGCCCGGTCCATGTATGGTTGCCGATTATCGTTGAGCACCGGAGTTGCCCGTCCTCTGTGATCCGCACCACAGCCGCCTCCGTAACGCGCACCAGCAGCCGCGTTGCGATTTCCGACCATGCGTTCGACCCTTCCGATGCCGCGCCCCATATGTCGGATTGCTGGCTCTGGTCGGACCAAGTCATATCTGGAACATCCGATAATCGCGCCCGTGCGTCATTGTTTTCCAGACCCGCTGCGCACGGTCGGTGCGGTTGGACATGATTTCACGGAATGCCTCGCCGTAGGCAATGCCCCATTCCTTGGCATTGATCCTCGCCGCATCTTCAATGAGTGTTGCAGGGATGGACGCCTTGAAACGGAACGCGCTCTTGCGGTCGATAGGATCGTGGCGGACACGATCCACGCGGGCGATGATAGGGTCAGACTCTTGCACCGTTTGCACGGTTATCCGGTCGTTTCCATCATCGCCCGTATGAAGCCACCAGTTCTCGCGCCGGTCGCCGGATTGTTCCCTGCCCAGAAGTTTCGCCATGCCGGGCCTACAGGGTGAAGCCGGTCATCGTTACCGCCCCGGTTCCGGTGCCCGCCGCAAGATCGGCATGCGCCTGGATCCCTGGCGTAACGGCGATCGGCGACGCGAACGTTATCGTGAACCCGTCATAGACGTACCAGCGCCCAACCTCAGTGGATGTGCCTTCTTCCAGCGTCAGCAACGCCCCGGCTTGCGTCGAAGAGAACGATGCCGAGATGGACGTTATGAAGTGCCGCAGGCCGCCAGCAGGGGCAGCGCGGGCAGCAGACGCCGCCCCCGCTGCCGCGTTGTCCGTCTCCATCCATGAATGAACCTCGCGCACTACCTGACCGCTCATCAGGTTGCCTCCAGTTCCAACGTAATGCGGGACTTCGATGTGGTTGACGACCCGCCGTCCGTAATGACCTCGATAGCCTGACTTTCCGTGAATGAGTTGGTCGCGCCGACAGGGACGACCGCAGAATCCACGTCGCCAGCAGCAGAACTCGCCGTGGCAATGGTCAATGCCGCGCCGGCTACAGCCGTGCCGCCAATCTCAACCGTAATGGCCGCATTAGCGGACGTGATGGCCGCGTTGATAACGGAGTGAATGGCCTTGATCCGACCACGAAAGCCGGGGACCACCCAGTTAGAGGACGCCGTCGAAATGTCCACAATGTCGACCGGGACAAAGCGGTGCGTGAGCGGCGGCTGCTTGGGATATGTGCTCATGTATTAGTTCTCCTTGAATGGAAAGGGCGGCTCCGAAGAACCGCCCGCCACTCGTCTGTTGCCGGGATTACTGATCCGCGTAGGACGCATCGCCAGCACTGTTGATACGACCATCCAGAATCCAGTTGGTCCCGTCGCATACCATGCTGACCCTGGTAGCCACGTCCGGCGTCAGGACGACCAGCCGGGAATTACTGTTCCCGTCCGGGCCGAAGAACCCGACTTCATCACCGGCTGTGGTATCGAACACAAGAACACCCCCGACGAAATAGTTGGTGTTCGACCCCGTGTTGATCTGCCAGTCCTGCGCGTCCGCGACAATGCCCGAATAAACGAACTCATAGGACAGGCCCGCAGCCGCCGCAGGCAACGAGATAACGATATCGGCGGTAAGGTTGGGAACAATGTGGACGACGCCGCTATTGGCCGCCAACGCCGTATAAGTTGCCGCGTCGGTAACGGCGACAGTCTGTCCGAGCAACTGCTTACGCAGAGCCGCGATAGTCAGGCTGCCAATGGCAAGCCCGCTAACGTCCATCACGGGGATTTTGTCGGTATCGACCGGCGTCGCGACCGCCGCTTCCTTGTCAAGATTGTAAATGCTCATTTCAGTTTTCCTTTTGAATAGGGGCGGGCGACCCCGGAGGGCCGCCCTAGATGGGTTTCAAGCCGATTAGCTCGTGGTGAGGTCCGCAACGATGCCGTTGGCCGCTTCCTGGCGACACTCAAGCGTGTACTCGCTGAGAATCTGCTTGCGTTCCGTGTCGCCGGTCTTGGCCAGTTCGTACTCGGCCATATTGCGACCGGGCAGGAAGGCAACCGCCCACATATCGGTTTGCAGGATCAGTGCGTCACGCGCCTGCTGGAATCTGTTCGGAACGATTCGCAGGCTGCCAAAATCGCTTTCGTACACATCGAACGCCGTGTGGAGCGTCTTGTCCTCGACCTTCTGGAGCTTCGTACCAGCGCCGAAACTCGACGATATCTGGCGATTGAACCCACCCACCATAAGCATGTCAGGCATACCGCCCGCATCAAATACGGCCTTCATAACGGTCTTCACCTGATCTTCGGTAAAGGCGCGCTGTGTGCCGTTGGTGCGCGTATCGGAGCCGTCGCCGGTCGGTGCCGTGCCGCTCGTGCTTTCGTTTGTCGCGATCCATGTCGGGACGCCACCGACGAATCGTGCGGCGGAATCACTGCCCGCAGACTTCGCCGTGTTAGCGAGGAGTGCGGTTTCCATGTCGCGCTTCAGTTCCCTGCCGCGCTTCAGCATCTGATAGTCCATCTCGTTGGCGCGACCTGCGGTGTTAACCGCAACAGCCGTGCCGGTGACGCGGGCCACCTTGTCGCTGATCTGCGTGTAGTTGCTGAGGCGGGTCGTCGCCGTCGAGGCATCCGTGGACGCTTCGTCGCCTTCGATAACCGCGTTAGCCGCTGCGGCTGCGAGCGAGTCAGTCTGCCATTCATGCAGCGTGTTGCTCGCTTCCGTGCGCGGGATGGTTGAGAGAAAAGGAGTGTCAACCGGGGTGATATCGTAGATGATACCGCCAAGGTCTTCGCGAATGCCAGTCATGTCATTGGTGGCATAGGTGTTTGTAGGCTGTGCCATTTAGTTTTTCCTTGATGCTCTGAGCAGCGCCGCTGCGTCCTCTATGCTCCCGGTCTCCCGGAGGCGGGCTCGCTGTTTCTGGAACCGCTCTTGATTGATTTGATCCTGTGGTTTAGGTGTTCCCGGCTTAAGGGTTTTGGGAACCTTCGCCACTCTCTTTTTTGCAGCGTTCACCTTGGCCTTGCCCTCGTCATAGAGCATGGCCTTGCGCGCCAGGATAACCAGTCGGGCGTCAGCCGCATTCCTGATATCCTGCTCATCGAAGCCCGAACCGCGCAGATAGGTAACG